TACAAGAGTTCCAGCCCCGTTATTAACGTCAGGGTTAGCGTTAGGAAAAGATGTTTCATTTGCTATTGGTACAAAACCGCCTACGTCATCAACAAGATCAACAATTCGTGCATCAATAGCTGCTGTAGTAGCAATCTTATTATCAGCTGCAGCCCAAGTCTCACCTGATTGGATTTCACCTAAGCTGCCTAACTTATAGAAGTTAGCGTCAACCTCAGTTTCCGTATAATATCTATTATCTAATTGACCAGCATTTAGCTCTGTCTCCGTATAATACCTACCATCTAGATCCGTAGATCCAACAGCAGTTACGTGACCCTGAGCACTGACAGTAATATCCTGTAAGACATTACCATTGCTATTATTAACTGTTGAGTTAGCTCCAGTAACGTTGTGGTTGATCGTAACCTGACCACTTGACGTACTCTTAGATAAATCAGTACCAGCCAGCACATCAGTACCTAAAGCTATATCAACCTTGTTATCTATACGTGCATCTATTGCACCTGATGTAGCGATAGTTGTATTGTTACCTGTCCAAGTTTCTGAACTTGTATAGGTTTCTGTTCCTGTATCCCATGTATTAGTATCTACATAGGTTTTATTAACTCCATCAGTACCTGCTGTAGGAGTTCCAACATTGGTTAGTTTGTTATTAGCTACATCAAAGTCTGTCTGCATCGGTGTACCACCTAATGCAGTTAATGCGTTATTATCAATCTCTTGAGCTGTATATAATATCTGGTCAAAGTCATTATTCAGGTCTTCCGCTTTGATAGCAGAACCAGGGTAAAACGTTGCCTTCTTGGAGTCATTGTTTGTATCCCTATAAATGATCACACTAGCTCCATTAGCAGGAGCTGTGTTCATCTGTACCGTTGTTGCGTTGGCTAAAGAGTATGCAGTTGTTGCTTGATCAGTACCGTTAATTTTTACCTTAACGTCTGTAGTAGCTAAATATGGAAATGTAAATGAAAAAAGAACGGTTGATCCGTTCCCTGTAAAGTTATTTTGTGTGACAGCCATTACGCTATAGTTAGTGTTGACTGAGTGGATTATTTAGGTAGGTTTTTTATTACTTCTACTTCTCTTCTTACTTGAGCTTCATTACCATAATCACCTTCACTTCTAAATTGATTTTCAAGTTTACCTAATGAATGTAAGGTATCTATTTGTTGAGCCTCACCTCCTAACTCTGGATCTTGTAGTAGTAAGTCCCAAGCTGTTTGTTTAGCTGTTCGGAATATAGGCATGATCATTCTCCCGTGAACTGTATCCTTAGCTTCATAATCTTTCTTACCTCTCTCCATTCGTTGAATTGAATCAATAATTTCAGGAGTCATTACTTCGGTAAGCTGTGCCTCTATATTCTGTTGACCCATATAGAACTGATACTTAGATTTAAGATCAGGTCTGTTTTCAAGTAATTGTCCATTTGGACCTGTATTAAATGTTTGAGTTAAGTTAAGACCACTTCTCATTAATAACTCTCTAGTTTCATTAGTTGTACCTATGTTTAAATTAATAGGTAGAAGAGCATTCACTAGACGTGTCATTGGATCCCAGTCTCTAAGTTTCTCACCACTTAAAATGTCATATCTATAAGGCATGAACTGATCTTCAGTAACTAAGTCAGCCCAAAGGTTTCTATTACCTATACTTTGCCAGAAACCAGATTCAAGCTCTCTCATACCAGGAGAGAAGACTTTACCTATCTCATTTCTAAGTCCAGCTAAAGGTATTTGGTTATTAACTATGTTTGCTGCAGCTCTAGGTGCATCTGCAAATTGACTTGTGAATAGATCAGAGAGTTGTAGTAAACCAGCCATAAAGGATTTATTAACTACATTGGCTCCAACTAAATGAGCCATACGTCCGAACCAGTTACCAACCCATTCTTCACCCATTACTTTTTGTGAATCTACTATGTCAGCAGCTACACTAAAGAATGCATTAAATGGTTCTAAAGCTTCATAACTAATATAAGAGTTACCTATTTTAATTGATCTAGGTTGCCATCCTTGTTGTATCCAAGAGGTTCTTAATTGTCTATCAGGTGGTCCATTTCCAGTGATAGTACCATTCAGTGCCATTGTTGTTGCCATAGCAGTGAAGCCATAACCAATAGCCATACGTCCTCTAGCAGTAGCCTTAGCTACGTTTAAATCAGCTTGACTCTTAATACCGTATTGCAACATCTCAGGATCATCCCAAGCTTTTGTGAATATATCGGTATGTTCCTTGATAGCTAAATTTAAACCTGGAGTGTATTTAGAAGTCATCACCAAAGCATTTACCCCTGTTCTTGCAAACAAGAAGTAAGGCTTAAGGAATGGCATCTTATCAAATAGGTTATCTATATCTTTAGCTCTACCTGATAGTGCTTTAGTCAGCTTTGCTTCATCAGATGCAAATAAAGCCATCTCATCTGTAACTTGTCCATCAGCTGAGAAGACCTTAGATTCAAAGTCTTGTTCAACTTTCCTAAGTAGATCTGGCATATCCTTATCACTAACAATAAGACCTTGATCAGTTAGTTTTTGATAAACATCGTCAAAGGCAAGTTGTCTTTGTCTACCTCTACCAATGATTTGTGTAAAGAAGGTATCCATTGCTTTCATGGTACGTGGACCATAATTAAAGAATGGTAACTTATTAAGACTCCTTAAGTTATCAGCAATATGTGCAGCAGTTTTATCACCTAATGTACCGTTCTGATCGAAGTGAGACATCATTGCTCTCCATTCTTGATCAGCTGTTGTTTCAGTGAATCCTCTAAAGCCTTTCTCATCTAAGTTGTAGTTTTGGAAGTCAGCTACAGCTTTTCTCCAAGCCTCAGTCTGTGCTTCCATCATCCCTCCAAGGGATGCAGCTGCACTTCTAAAGGTCTGTCCATCTACGTCTCCTAAAGCACCTATCATGGTTGCTACAGGTCTCATAGCTGTACCTAAACCAGTACCAACTAATGCTCTAGCTACAGTCTTAGGACCAGATAGTATTGAGTTAATACCCATTACCATCATTTCATTTAGTATGGCATTTCTTTGGTACTGACTACCGTTCTTATAACCATGTAGTTTGTTTTTAAAGAAAGCATCTAAGTCTTTCCAGGTCTGCTTATTACCGTTACCAGTAGCTGTAAAGTGTATGAATGATTCTAATAAGTCGTTATCTACATCACCTTTTAGAAGTTGTTTAAATGTAGCAACTTCACTAGCTGCAGCATCAGAAGCTTGAGATATTATTTGTTTAGTATCAAATTGACTAGGCTTCTTACCATCTCTAAACCTTCTTAGGTTATAAGATGAAGCAATACTGGTTTCCTTTCTTAAACGAGCTATAGCTGAGTATCTAGATAGTATTCCATCTAATAAACCTCCAGGTGATGCAGGACTAATTTGATCAGCAACACTTAAACTAGCTTTAGCTAAATCTCTAGCTTCAAATAAAAGCTGACCAAGTACTACATCAGTAGCATTTAACTGAGCTTTGTTAAGTATTGGTAAACCTTCAATCAAAGATGGATTGGTATCTACATTTTTGATGTAGTTAATTACATCTTCTTCAGGGATATCTATTAACCGACTATTACCTGAATCACTAATAAATTGAAATACATCAGTAGCAGCATTTTTTAAATCTTCCTGTAGAACCTTTGCATTGGATCCTTCATATAGAAGATTGTATGCAGGACTTGCTTGTAATTGTTTTGCTAAAGCATTTGACTCTGCAAGCATCATACCTGGAGCTGTGTATTCAGCTCTTCGTATGTTTGCCTCAGTGATAGTTCCCTCTGGTGATCCGTACTTTTGAGTAGGATTATTCCTGATCTCTATCATGTCTCTAACACCTTTAACAGGGTTAGATGTACTAATTAAAGCTTGGTTATCAGAGATGTCACCACCCTTGTAGTAAGCAGGGTTTTGGCGTTGAATGTTAGTGTTTAAATCAAATTCTAGTTGCTCTACAGCTAGATCCTTATTTGCATCACCTTGTTTACGAGAGTTAAGAGTAAAGTCTCTTTCATCTCCCCAATCAAGGTTATTCTTTTCAGCATAGATCTTTCTAAAACCTTCTTTCTGCTCATCAGTTAGAGCTTCCCAAGGTTTGTTCTTAGTTCTCCAGTCAGCAATAGATGGGACTTCGCCACCTCCTATTTGTGTTAGCTGTCCTTTATCGAAAGGTACTACAGCTGCTTTTTTTGTTTTGGGATTGACAAATCTAACCTTAGCTTTACCTTTCTCAAAACCTACGATTGTTCCGTAGTTATCTCTGTCAGCTGCTTTAACTCTAGTTCCTTCAGTAAGTTTAGTAGCTTCGTTTTTAAACTTTCTATAAAGACTCTTTTCAAAAGTAGCCTTAGCTCCTTTATCAACTTGATTAGTTAAACCTTCATAGTCAAGATCACTACTATCATTAATAGCTTTATAGAGTTTATCAACATCTCCACCTGTGATCTTCTTAGCAGCTTTCTTCTTTTGTTTACCAAGGTTTTTAAGACCTAAACCCATACCTTCAAAGGCTAAGTCAAAGAAAGAACCAATACCTAAACCTTCACCTATATTATAAGCTGACTTCATAGCTGGAGACATAGTGTCTTGTGTAGCTACTGGCTCAAGTAATCCAGACCATTCAGGTTTTATATTAATAAGAGTTCTAGCTAGGTTTGCTTCTTGGGATTGATTACTTACAAAATCATAAGCTCCACCTTGAGCAGCTCCTAAAGCTAGACGACCTTTTCTAGTTAATTTAGCTGTGGTTGCTAAACCTTTGAGACCTTTTACTCCCCAAGCTACTTGACCTACTCCTGCTGTACCAGCAGCGAACTCAACACCACCTCTGATAAATCCTCCCCATGCTGTATGAGTTATTGGTTTGTTTTTAATTAACCAAGGTGCATCATATGTCCAGGGGTTTTCAGGATCAGTAGGTTGATAAAATCTTTTGTCTAGTAGTTTAGGTAGAGAACCAACACTGTTGTATAGATCTACAACACCACCAGCTACAGCATTAGTAAGTTCTTTTGCTTTGTTAACCTTTTTAGGTGGTGGAGTAGTTGGTGCAGCGGCTGCCTCTTGTGCAGCTGCCTGTTGTTGTTGTATCTCATTCTGTGCTTTCTCTTCCTCTATAGCATCTAAGCTTTCTTGTACTGCTCTATTTCGAAGCCTAGTATCGAAATCATTGCTCCGATCCATAATTCATCATTTTGTTATTCGTTTGAGTGGTTGTACAGTTCGAGCTATGAACTCGTTATAAACAGCAGCAGGTATCTTTGTTAAATCGAGACGAGTGCTTAATGCAGCTGCCATCTCTTCATCTAGTTCACCTTTCTGTTCTTTAGCTGATGTAAACCAATGCTGTCCTATGCCTGGTATAGGTTCGAACATATCATCATTGGCATATAAAGTAGATGTCTCTTGATTTACCTTCTCTCTGTAAAATAGTTTTTGTAGTTCAGGCGAAAAGAAATCAGTTGGTGATGCCATACCTGTACCAATTAAACGTAGTAGATCGTTCTTAGTTGTTTTAAACGCACCAACTTCTGAGACAATACCTTTGCTCTGAGCATCAATAATATTCTTTAGTGGTACAAACTCTATCTCAGCACCAAATATATTAGTACCTACATTTAAACCATTACCAGAGAATGAACTACTAACTACATCATATGGATTATCAGGAGCATAGTTATAGACATCTTTAGGTATGAAAGAAGTTATCAATGCATCTTCTTGTTCTGGATCTGTTGCAGCTGCTGTCCATGTCTTTGCTGTAGATCCTCTATCAGTTATAAGCTTTCTATTTGCAGGTGGTATAACTCTAAGTAATCCTTCATGTCCTCTAGGTTCAAGGATACCGCCTTTAGTTTCAGCTGCTACAAGAGCTTCAGCCATTTCAAATGGAGTTCTATTTGGATCAACTGCAGCCATACCTTCTAAAAACAAAGGCATTCTACCTACTCTGTTTTGGTAGTTAACTAATTGAGTTTTATCATGTTCAGTTAATACTCCAGTCAGGTCTTGCTTCTCTATAATTGCTTGTTGATAACCTCTGAGTGTTGAGGTTGGATCATGTGTACTGACAAACCCTGCACCTGGACCATAAAGAATATTACCAGCACTAT